TTCTTCCGCGTTTGCGGAGTTTTCTGGGTTGCGTGCTGCTTCAAGCACTTCGACAAACTTGCCACCGGCACCAGCCTGAGTAACAACGTCAACGCTGTGGACGGAGGTGAACTTCTTCAGCTCCATGCCGTTAGCGCCTTCGGTCATCTCACCAGTTGCCCGGATCGACATACCGATGACTCCTGCTTCGGCAAGCTGCTTTAGCTTGGCCTGCTCAGATTCAATGAACTCAGCGTTGGCGTACAGGTCCTTGCCGTCAAACGTGGCGTCTTCGGAGAGCCAGCCGATAATGTCTTCGATCTTGCGTTCCGGCTGTTCCCACTTGGCGCTCTCTGACGGGTGATTGCGGAAGATACGGACACCCTTGGAGAACAGGTGCTTACCGGACTCAAGTGCTTCCTTGGGGTAGTAGGCAGAAGAACCCTGCCGGTCACCCTCAATGATCTTGATTTTCCACGTCTTGCCAGTCAGAGCGTTGGGTGCTAGCGCGGAAGCTTCGGAAAGCTTTGCAATAGTCAATTTGTCACGCTCCTATCTGTTGACAATTTTAGCACGACGTGATAATGGGCATAGAAAAGCCCCCTTCGTTGGAAGGGGGCCGTCCTACTAGCCGTTCTTACCCTGTGAATACTTATGCTGGCCTACGGCCTTGCGGTTGCTGTTGTCCCCGTAGCTGGGGCTGTTGCTCTGCGCCTTCTTAGCCTTGCCGTTGCCTGCCCCCGGCTGATTGCCCGCGCCGTTCGGCTTGCTCACCCCCGCGCCCGGAGCTACCACCGGGGCAGGGGGATTCTGCGCTGTCTTCAGAGCCGCCTTGCCCATTTCGGTGTTGGACGCGAACGCCAACCCCAGTTCCTTTTCGGTAGGCAGTGCCTTGTCGTTCTCGATTTCCAGAGCGACAACCACCAGCTCACGCAGTTCTTCAGCGTGGAGCACATTGAGTGGGAGTGCTGCGGTAATGGCCTGTACGCGACGGAGCACGTCACCCGGATCAATCTGGCCCCAGACAGCTTTGACGTTCGGCTTGCCAACGTAGTCGAACAGCCGCTCAAAGAAGCCACCCCAGAGCTGCTGACGGGCCTTCATAGCCTTCAGCGTCGGGGTCTCAAGGGTCTCAGCCGCCGAGCGGTTGCTAGAGCCACCGTCAGCCGTCAGTGACGTAAGGGGAATCTCAAGGCCAGCAGCCACCATAGCCGCCAGAGGCAGGCCAGCGGAGAAGTCCACCGAGCCGCCCGTGCGCCCAATGGTGGAGAGCGAGGTACCCATGCCCATGACGGCTGTGCCACCGACGCCCTGTACCTCACCCGTGAACGGATCGCGGGTAGGCTGGGCTGCAACCTTCGTGGCAGCGCCCTGCACACCGGCCTTGCTCTGGGCCGTGACCTTGAACGCAAAGCGCGAGTACGCCTTGACAAGGGTGGCCGAGTTCTCAAGGAACTCTTTGTACGCCTTGGTCCAGAAGATGACGCTCATGAGGTCAGGTGCGCCCCACTTCCAGCCAACCTGCTTGTTGGCCGTGTTGTGCAGGATCGCGGAGTTCCAGACAACGGGCTTGCCCTGAATGTTGAACGGCTTGCCGTTGGTCACGTCGTAGTCCGTGGCGGGGAACCAAGCGGTCATCATGCGCGCGGACTTCTCGCCCGTGGCAAAGCTCTCCTGCTCAACGCTCCATGTGCGACGGTAGAACCACACGTCTTCCCGGTTGTTCGGGTCACTGATTGTGCCGGTAATCTCGCCCATAGGGATACGGGTCATTTTTGGCACACCCGTGCTAAGTGCCGAGCGGCGGGCCTTGCCCTTGGAAATGAGCACAAAGAGGTTGCCGTCAGTGGCCATGACAGCCTCAAGCTCAGCAAACGCCTGTGGGCTGAAGATGAACTTTTTGTTGGTCCGGTCAGTCAGGATAGGGTCATCTTCAGCGATACCCTCAAACTTGACCCCGGCACCCCAGATATAGGTGGTACGGACAGCGACACCGCGCTTGATGAGCGGGTTGACCGCCACAAGGCCACGGGTGGTCTGGGCAATGGTCTTCATGGTCTCAAGGCGGATTTCGGTAGCGTCTTCGTCACCGCCGAGGGGCTTCCACCCTACATCGTCAAGGGCCAGCATGGCGTCTGCAAAGGACTCCTGAAGGACTTCCATTGAACTTTGCAGGGCAGAGTTCTGTTCCTGCAAGCGCGCCAGCTCAGCGCCCTGCTTGACTTCAGCCAGAGTGGCCACACTTAGCTCCTTATAACACGGGAATTGATCTACGTCAAGTCTACAGTAGGCACGCAAAAGCCCCCAGTAGCCGTAACGTCTGGGGGCTTGCGGTGTAGGCTCCCAACGCCTACGGGGCCAGCTCCAAAGGCTGACGGGACAAGAACTACTGTATCACAGAGGGCTAATGGTCATCTCCCACTCAGCCAGAATGTCTTCCAGCCCCATGCTGTACTCTTCACCCGGCTTGAGCTTGGCTTCCTCAGTCGTGGGGTCATAGCCCAGATCGGCACACGCATAGCAGGCCGCGTCCGCGAAGTCAGGGGACTTGCCCGTCTGCTTGCGGATTTCCGTCTTGTCCATGATCTGCAAGCCGCCACGCTTGGAGAAGAAGTATTCCAGCGAACCTAGTTCTTCTTCCAAGTCCTTGTCAGCCGAGTCCGACACAGACAGGTCAAGCTGGCCGGTGTACATCTTCTCGCGCATTGTGTCGTACCAGTACGCGCGGGCGTTCACCCACTTGTCAATGTCAGGGCTGGCCGCGTTACCGATCATGCCGATAACCTCATAGCGGTTATCGCTCATGTGGGCTACCATGTCGATCACGGGACCACCCAGACCAACACCGTCAATACGGACTTCCTTGCAGCCCAGCTCCCAAGCCAGATCACGGATGATGCGGGCAGACTCAACAGAGTCCGTCTTGGACCACTTCTTCACGAACCTGAGCTGGCCCTGATGGTAGGTGTACGCCACCGAGTAGTCTTCACCGAACCGGGCAACGTCCACGCCGAGACGTGGTGGTTCCTCTGTCACAAGCTCAAGCTCCGTGGTGTGCCCACGGTTCAAGGTCTCCATCGTGAACAGGGTGTTGCCAGCGTCCGTGGTGAACTCGCCAAGAATCTTGGACTTGTACCGGGGGGAGTCCTCACCCCACGAGAATTTCTTCTCTTCCACCCATGCGACGGACACAAGGCCCTGCAAAGCCACTTCAGGCATACCGTGCTTCTCATCCGTGAAGTTCGGGGTGTCAAAGGCGGAAATCGTGATCTTGTGCCACGACGGGTCATTCTTCAGGAAGATGCGCCCAAACTCCGACTGCGGAATGTCAGGGTTGGCGATAGCCAGAATACGGTCAGGGCTACCCGTGGTAATGGCTTCAACACCCGTGAAGATGGTTTCGTTGACACCGCACGCTTCGTCAATGACAGCGAGCACACCACCGGAAGAGTGGATACCCTGAAAGCCTTGGGTGTTCGTGTCAGCAGGTTTACGTCCCCAAGCCACCACTTCACCCTTGGCGTCTTTCCACTCATCCGTCTGGGTGACGTTGCCCATGAGGTCATTCTTGCCCCAGTGCTGGCGGATATAACGCCACAGAATCTTGTTGACCTGTTCGTAGGTCGGAGCGGTGGAGACCACGACTGCCTCTGTGCCGTAGCGGGTATCCACCCACCACGCAACAAGGATCGACGCGAAGTAGGACTTGCCCGAGCCGTGGCAGGACTTGACAGCCACCTTCTTGTGCTTCACAATGGCCTGTGCAATTTCGACCTGCTTGCTCCACAGGATGATGCCAAGGCGGTCCTTGGCCCATAGGGCAATGTCGTGCTTGTACAGCTCGCGCTTCTCCATAGCAAGCGCGTTAGTGCGGGCCTGCTCTAGAACGGCCTTACTGAGCTTCATTCGTCAACCGCCAGATTTCCTCATCGAAAGCTGCCTGATCTTCGTTGCACAGCCACATGAGGCGTAGTAGCTCTCTCAGCAGCCATGTGCTGTAGTACCGGCTCAGGTAGCAATTCTCCTGCACAAAGGCCCAGTCGGGTTCCGCTGCGGAGTCGAAAACAATGTCCAGCAGGGCGACAAGCTCTTGTTCTTTAGTCTTCAATTTCAGCCTCAATCGCTTTCAGGGCCTTGGGGATAACCTTCTCGCCCATGTCTGTCAGGATGGTCTCTCGCGCTACCTTGCCCACCTTGTGCTTGTTGAAAGCAGATTCAAGGGAGTCCATGAGCGTCTGGTGCGTGGCGGTGATGATGCCAATGACCTGTTCAGCCAGCAGGCGGTTGACCTTATCGGCCTCACGCTCTGCCTCTTCCTTGCGGGACAGGTTCAACGACTGAAGGGCCTCAATGCGGTCAAGCAGCTTGAGCATCACCTCAAAGTCGGAAATCTCTTCGTAGTTCTCAAGGGCGGCTTCCACCTTGACCATAAGGTTTTCAAGGCGTAGGAGGTGGAGTAGCCAGCGCTCTTCCTTGCTCTCCACCACAAAGGCGGAAACGTAGCTGCGCCATTCGGCTACAGCGTCCTCTACCGGGATGCCAATTTCAGTGGCGACTGACTCAAGGCTGTGGCCCTTGACGCGCAAGTCAACTACCTGCTTCGTCAAGGCAGACATTGTATTGTGAATCTCAGTCATTTGAGGGTGATTTCCATTTCTCAGCCGTTTGTGGTATAGGAATAACCTACCACAACACGAGAAAACCCCCTCCCGGCATTGAGCCAGAAGGGGGTCTCCGATTGCTGCACCTGAGAGGCTTGCTCCCGCGTGAGGGAGGCATTTGAGCTTCGTGTGCTACTTGGTAGAGAGGCGTACTTCACAACGTCTTGCTTCACAACATCTACCCGCTGGGGATACAGGACTTGAACCTGTGACCTACGGATTAACAATCCGACGCTCTGCCAACTGAGCTAATCCCCAAAGTGAAGGTTCCGCCTACTACCATCCTTGCGTCACCTACAACCGCATTGTGCTCCCTGTAGGACTTGAACCTACGTCCCCGCATTAAGAGTGCGGTGCTAAAACCAACTCAGCTAAGGAAGCGCAAAGGCGGTAGGAATCGAACCTACGCACACGGTTTTGGAGACCGTTGCTCTACCACTGAGCTACGCCGATATGTGCCCGACTTTTGAGCTTTAGTTCTAGAACTATTACTTGGTCTCTTCGGTGTCGGGCTAACCGTTGAAACTATCCTACCAGACTGCCTTTCGTCTGATTGAACTGCCGCATCACTTGACCATGTTCGGTGATCTGCTTGCGGTTCCAGCCACGTCCGGGTAGGTGCTTACGCACCGTCTCCCTGTGGACTCCGTACATTTCACCGATGTGCTTGTAGGCGTAGCCCTCATCCAGAGCGGCTTCCCACTGGGCAATGTCTTCGGGAGTAACCGTACCGCCTTTATGCACGTTCCCAGCCCCGGAGCCGTCCCAGTTCTTCCAGCATGGCGTAGATGCCGTTCTCACAGTGCTGCTCCACCGAGAGCTGGGTGTAGCTGTTGTTCAGCTCATCCCACTCTTCGTGGCGCTCCCAGTCATCCGGCGTGGCGTGGAAGGCGATTTCAAAGGGGTCCAACCCCTCAAAGCTGACGTGGGCCACGGTCTCACCGCCGTAGTGAACTTCCATCCCCCCGGCATCCAGCACAAGGGTGTCTGCATACGGTGCTTCGGCGTCGTGCTCTTGGTGCAGGTTGTCGATCTTCACTTGGTGCCCCCGAAAACAACCTCGTTGGTGTGTTCGCCAGTCTTCAGGAATCGGCTAAATTCCTCGTCCCCGTAGTGCGTGTCCATTTGGTCCCCTTCGGAATCGTAGGCAGTCCACTTGCCTTCAGCGTCACGGATCGCGGTTCGCTTCGGGTTGCCGGGGTCGAACGATGACACGTCGTACTGGACAATGGCGTTCGTGCCGGTCGGAACCAAAAGCGGCGGCTCCGGGCGTTCCAGCAGCTCAATGACTGCGCCGTCCTCGTGGGCGTAGAGGTTCCAGCGGTTCTCCGTGCGCCATGCACCCGCGCCGTTGCTGTGAGCAACGCCCTCGTAAACGCGGGTGTACTTCCGGTCATTATCTACTTCAGCGGGAAGGGTCACCTTGATCCGGTCGCCCTGCTGAACGTCTGCTGCGGTAATGATGTTGTTCACTTGCTCTCCTAGTTCGTACTGCTGAGTTCTTATGGATCAAACATATGCACTAGGCAAACGCTTGTCAACACACGACACGAAAAAACCCCCTTTCGGGGGTCTCTCCGTGCTGTTTTTAGCTGTCAGGCTCTACGGGGTCTCCGGGGGCCTTGTCCAAGTACACGAGCTGGTAGAGCATCGTGTACAGGCCCGCTGCGCCCGCATGGCCCGCCGAGGTGGACACCCACACGTTGTCCGGGCGCTTCTCCCAGTCAACCTGCCCCAGACGGCTCACAAGGTCAGCCATAGCCGAGTTGAAGTCTTCCTCCGTCGTCCCCTTCTCAAGGGCCGAGCTGAGAATGTCCTCACCGAGACGGGCCGTGGCGTTCATACCCGCCAAGTCCTTGAGCTTGTACTTGACCGGCTCCATGACGATGAAGCCCTCAGCGTCAATGACCTCTCGCGGGTGCTCATCCCAAGCGACGGCACACGCCTTGCTGACCATCTCCCAGTAGCGCTTGACTACCTTGTCCACCCTGAGCTTCCGGTCCTGAAGGCGGCTCACGAGACGGACGTTGAGCATGTCGCCCGTGGAGCGGCGCAAGCCCTCGTAGGTCACCGGCTTGCCCTTGCCTTCCGGCCCGCCCGTCATGTTGACCAGTCCGTGCCATACCGAATCGCCGTCCTGTGCCAGCGAGTAGGCGATTTCCCGCACGAACTGGGCGTGGGACTTATCCCCAGCTTCCATGTGGACCTTCGTGGCCTCAATGAGCGCCTTGGGCAGCTTGCGCTGGTTCGTGTTGATTTCGTCAAAGAGGTTGGCCTCTTCGGTGTAGTGCAGGCCGTAGTAGATCATGACTGGCACATCGGCATTGAATCCTTCAAGGTTCTCCCATGCCCAGAAGAGACCGCCCTTGCGGTGCTGGCCGTCCACGATGGAGAAGACATTCTTGCCGAACTCTTTGTGGATTCCGGCAATGTCGCCCTTGGCGAAGAGCTGATTGAATCGCGTCTGGTCCTTGGGGTTGTAGATGCGGGCCGACGCAATGAGCGGGGTGATGAGGTGACGGTTGTTGTCACGGGCGTAGTAGCGTCCGATTCCGGGGTAGCGAGCCTCAAACGGTTCCCGCTGGTAGCCGTTATTGCGGGGGCTTGTGCTCTGGTCGTCTTTGGCCGAGTAGGTGCTGACGAACGCTAATTCGTTCAGCTTGTCCGGGGTCATCGTGGCCATTGCCACCTTGCCGGGGATGAAGTGGGACTGGATCATCACCTTGGACGGCTTGGCGGGGGCTACGTCGCCGTTCCCGTTGGCCTTGCCCCGTCCCCGCTTGGGGGCTGTCGGAGTGGGGACCGTGGGGGTTTCCGTGGCCACTGCGGGGACGCGGCGCTGACGGCTCTTGTTGTGCAGGGCGGGGGCGGTGGTTTCGGTCTTGGGGGCTGTAACTGCTGCGTTCACTTTGTATCTCCTGTAGCTGGTAGTTTGATTGGCCTGTCTGGCTTCCTCATGACTCAAAGCTATGCTCCCCACCACTATCACGTCAATACTTGACTTGACAAATCGCAAAAGCAGGTAGTCAGTTCCGGCAACCAAGTAGTCCGGGTTTGACGACTGCGTACTAGGGGCGTATTCTCATCCCATGCCCGAGAAGGAATTGAGCGTAAATGACGCTGTGGAGGTCGTAAACGGCCTGTTCAAGGGCACACGGGGCTTTGTGGAGGATATTCACAAGGAAAGCTCCGTTGTCCGCATAAGGGACTGGGAAGGCACCATTGCATTTGCCCTGAAGGACGATGTAAGGCTGACTACCTAGTTGAACAGTACAAACAGCAGTACAAAAGCCGGTTTTGGGGGACAAACCGGCTGGAAAGGCCCTAATCCCCGTGATTAGGGCCTTTTTTGACCCCAAAATTGCATATTGGTACGTGAGAAAGCCGGAAAAGCACGATGAAGGTCTCGATTTACAGGGTTGAACAACCTCGTGGGGGGTTTGGACCGTATTCAGCCGAGTTTCAGGACTCACTGGAAGCCATGTTTACCGAACATGGCAGCGGGAGTCACAGCGGCCCCCGGCAGGATGACCTGCTGGGGTACATTGACCCGGATGAGCATTGCGGGTTCGCCACTCTGGAACAGCTCAGGGAGTGGTTTGCAGGGTGGGAAGAGGAACTGGCGTCTCTGGGCTTCATCATTGCCCGGTACTCTGTGCCGCTGCCGCTGGTGAGGTACGGGAAGACACAGGCCGTGTTCAGGCGGGGTGACCTCTTCCCAGAGGATTCCCAGCCGATCCAGTAAGGCAAAAGGAAAGGCCCCTAGCAATCAGCTAGGGGCCTTCTCTATGTGTACCGGACGGTACAGTTACGCTGCCAATGCGAATTTCCACGGTCGGATGAACGCGGGGTCTCTGAACCGGGGGCTGCGACCCCCTGCATGGCGGGCGTGCATGGACCGGATCGGCCTGCGGGTCATCACCGCACGCTGGTGGCCGGTCAGCTCAAGGCGCTGGATGACGGCTATCTCCCAGTCATCATAGTAGTACGGCACCTCAAGCTGCTGACGGCGCTCTTCCACGAAGGGCAGCACCCATTCCTTGAACTCTGCCACGTCGATAGCAAGGCAGGTACGGCACAGAGGGTGCCTGACAGCCCTGTACATGGCGAACTGCTTCAGCGGGAGGTGCAGGCCGCAATCCCCGCACTCGCGGGTTTCAAGCCTCACTCGCGCTCCTGCCAGTGTGACACGGTGCCGTCAGGATTCCACGAGTTGTAGCATTCTTTGGCTGAGCAGACAATCTCTTCTACCTCGTCAAAGGCCATGTAAATCGTCAGCGGCATCCCGTGGCAGGGGGTCACGATGTTCCGGGGTCCCGGCACATACACCTCTGCCTGCTCTGCGTTGTGGGCAAAGGCGCTGCCCAGAAGACTGTGATCGTAGCGGGGCCTCTTGGGCTGGTCGTCGCTCACTTGAACGCCTTCAATGTCTTGTGCCGGATGCTGAGGTAGCGGAAGGGCTGAGTCCACGGGCTGACGTGCGCCCATTCGGCAAACAGGAACTCGTTCGCCGAGGTGATGCACTCGTACACCCGCCCGCTGAAGAGCAGCACCGTCCTTCCCCTCTGTGCTTCCGGGTTGAGGTACTGCTTGTCTGCGCTGGGTATCTTCTTCATGTCCGTCAGCCTACCTTCTCTTTCCGTTGCCTGCAAGCCAATAGGCCGTTTTTTTCGTCGCGGATTTTTACGGGCACAATCAGGCCGCGCTGGGTGTAATTCTGATTGCGCCGTGCTTCTTCATCTTCTGGTCTGCCCAGCGTATCTGCATGGCCAGCCTGCCCGACTCTTGG